AATGCAACTCGTCGCGTATGGAGCTTAAATATCTGGGCTCAAATAGTAAGCTGCTAATATGGCTCGTATAATACCATATTAGATAAACAGTATAAATATACGAATAAAGAATTATCGGTAATAATTTTTTATTATATAACTTGCTAGTGAAAAACTTTTTGAAAACGTTTTTTGCGAAACTTTCAAATTGCGGGAACCTCTTTAGGATACGTTGTATCCCATCGTAAAATCACTTTGTGATTTATGCTGTAACTTTAACTACTACTTAATGATAGTGATATTATTAATACCAAAGGGTAATGACCTGAGGCATAGTAAAAACGTTAAAGATTAGACAATCCGCAGCCAAGCATCTTCTATTGTAAAAAATTGAATAAAAATATTTTATTAATAATTTTAAATGGAAATAGGTGAAATTTATTGTTTAACTAGTCCTTCGAATAAAAAATATGTTGGTCAATGTGTTAAATTATTATCAAGTGGTAAAAAATGGGGATATTTAAGTAGATGGAAACAGCATATTAGAGATGCTACAAATGGTAAAGACTATTGTAGATTATTAAATAATGCTATTCGTAAATACAATCCTGAAAATTTTACTATTGAATTAATAATGAAATGTGATATAAAAGATTTAGATTATAATGAAAATCTTTATATTGAACAATTTAACACAATGACACCAAATGGTTATAATTTAACTTCAGGTAAAACAACATCAAGACAATCAGATGAAACAAAAGAATTACGAAGAGAAAGTATGATAGGTAAAAATTTAGGTAAAGTTTTGGATAAACGTCCAAGACAAAGACCTGAAGATTCAGAATTACCTAAATATCTTCGTTATTATAAAGATTCATCTGGTAAAGAAGGATATAGAATAAGTCATCATCCAAATTTAAAAGAAAAGTCATTTGTAAGTAAATATGCTTCTATGGAAGATAAATTACAATTGGCAATAGAATATTTGAATTCAGTTTAGGTAGATATAAGATGAAGGTTCAACGAGTAGACGGAAGTTGGGATTTAATGATGATATTAGCCATATCTGAAAATTCTTAAGGTGTACTCTACTCCTAATAGAGATATTAGGGCTAATGGTATGAAAATACCAGAGGCAAGATATTTACCTTAAAAATCTGTAGGGTAGAAAAATGTCGGGGAATATTGAAAAAATAAGATATTCATAAAACCCTTTATGGAGATTTCATGATGAAATCCCATTGATGTTAATCAGGGAAATTAATTGAATTAATTTGAAAACCCCTGGTGAGGAAATCAAATTGCTGGAAACTTCTAAAGCTTATTCTACTAAGTATTTATAGTGATATAAATATGGCCAAGATAAAACTTGGGTATAGTAAAAATGAATAAGATGAAATCTAATTTGTTAGATTGAAATGGACAATCAGCAGCCAAGCTTCTTTAAAAATTGAATAATTTTAAAATATTTTTATAAATACAAATGGAACAAAAAGAATGTACTGATTGTAAAGTTATAAAACCTCTTAATGAATATAGAAAGTACAATGATAGAGAAAATTCATATGCGAAAACATGTAAACAATGTTTAAATGAAAGGGATAAAATAAGAAAAAAAAATCTTAGACAAAAGAAAATAGAAATAGTTATGGTAAAATGTGAAAAATGCAAAGAAGAAAAAGCATTGAAAGATTTTGCTAAACTTAAAAAATTTTATAAAAATAAGATTTGTTTAACTTGTTATCCAAAGTTTTTAACTGAACAGAAAAATGAATGGTGTAGAAATGAAAAAAAATCTAATATTAATTATAGATTAAAAAAATCATTAGCTGCACGTTTAAGAACTGTTTTAATTAAAAATGATTCAACAATGAATTATATCGGTTGTAATATTCAATATTTAAGAGAATGGTTTGAATATAATTTTACAAAAGATATGAACTGGGATAATTACGGTTCATATTGGTCAATTGACCACATCTTACCTGTTTGTAAATTTGATTTAACAATTGGTGATGAAAAATTAAAATGTTGGAACTGGTCAAATATGATGCCAGTTACAGTAAAATACAATTCATCTAAAAAAGAAATTGATATAAATCAAATAGAAAATATAATAATAAAATTAGAAAAATTTAAAGAAGAAGGTTCAACGACTAAATGGTTTTCGGGAGATTTATTAACTATAGATTTTGCTAATCTAAAAATTAACAATTCTTCATAAGATATAGTCTACTCCTTATTGAAAAATAAGGTATTTGGGTAATGTACAGGTAACCCACAAATTACTTAAAAAAATTGAGTAGAAAAGTAGTCAGATATAACTATTAGGATATGTTATATAAAAATCTGTTGTAATTCCTATATTAGTCATTGAACCTTGCCAGTTTTATCCCTTGACTAATAATTCAGCTACTAGTGAATCTAATTTTAGATTTGCGACATTATCAAATTGCGGGAAACCCCTAAAGCTTAAAATACCAAGTTAATATTGAAAAATATTAATGGCCAAGAATAGAACTTGGGTATGGTAATAATTTTTAAGATAAAATTTAAACATAGTTTAGATTTAAATGGGCAATCCGCAGCCAAGTTCTAAGTTATAAAAAATGAATATTTAAACCCCCATTTAATTTTAATGGGAGTAATATATTGTCTAACTTCACCTTCTGGTAAAAAATATATTGGTTAAACAACAAGAGATTTTGATAAAAGATTTAAAGACCAAATATTTTACATCTAAGAAATTTACAGATGAAGAAAAATACAATATGTCATTAGAATATTTAAATTCTTATAATATGAATGCAGTTCAACGACTAAATGGTAATGGGTGAATTTAAACATAGTTTAAATTTGCTTAAGATATAGTCTAGTCCCCAGGTTAAATCCTGATAAATATACCGAAAGGTAGGGTGTAAACGTTTTCAAAGTCGTCTATAGACGTCACACTAACTTTGCTCTCGAAGCTATTGAACAGACCTTTAATGGAACTGTTGACTTCGGACGTAAAGTTTCTTGCACTGTTTCCCGAAACGGTGATCTTATTCACAAGGTCTACCTTCAAGTTGATCTCCCAGCTATGACTATGGCATCAGGAACTGCCTCATGGACTCGTAACATTGGGCACGTTTTAGTTGACTATGTTAACATTGAAATCGGTGGACAAGAAATTGACCGTCACTACGGTGACTGGCTCAATATCTGGAACGAACTTACCCAAACTGCTGAAAAGGAGGATGGTTATAACGTTATGATTGGTTCCACTGTTGCTCTCACTACCCCTGCTGCCGCTATTCCTGCCACCACTCTTTACATTCCTTTCCAGTTCTGGTTTTGTAGAAACCCTGGTCTTGCTCTTCCGCTTATTGCTCTACAATATCACGAAGTCAAGTTCAACATCTCTTTCCGTGCTGCATCTGAATGTTACATTACCTCCACTGGTAGTGCTCCATCATCTGGAGTCCCAAGCATCTCCAATGCTTCTCTCTACATTGACTACGTCTATCTAGACACCGATGAGCGTCGTCAATTTGCTCAAGTTCAACACGAATACCTAATTGAGCAACTCCAATTCACTGGAGCTGAATCTTACAGCAACTCTGCTGTCAAGTCAAAGCTTGCTCTTAACCACCCATGTAAAGAACTTGTCTGGGTTCTACAACTCAACTCAAACGTTGCTGCTAACAAGAACAGATGGGCTGATTACACCAACTCTGCCAACACCTCAGGAAAGGAATACGTTGGTGATGATTGTCTTGCATCTGCTAAACTCCAACTCAACGGACAAGATCGATTCTCAGTTCGTGATGCTACCTACTTTAACGTTGTTCAACCTTATCAACATCACACTCGATGCCCTGCCACCGGTATCTATGTGTACTCATTTGCTCTTAACCCTGAACAACATCAACCTTCTGGAACTGTCAACATGTCCCGAATTGACAATGCCACTCTTCTTCTAGACCTCACCACTGCAACTTCACCGGTCCAACTCCGAGTCTACGCTGTTAACTACAACGTTCTTAGAATCATGGCAGGCATTAAAGAATGTATTTACATTAACCTGTGCCTAACAGTCAGCTGCATAATAAGTTCTGCTATTACTTATTATGAAAAACAGTGTAAATTAGCAGGAAATCAATTCACTATGATTTCTATATAACTGGCTAGTGAGTAACTATGTTACTTGCAACAACTTCAAATTGACGGGAACGTCCTTAGAGCCTAAACTACCACTTTTATTTGGAAACATTTAAAAGGACCACGGTTAATAGCCGTACCCAATGGTAATAAAGTTTAGGATTGGATAATCCGCAGCCAAGCACCTAAAGTCGTTTTGATAGACTACGGTGAAGGTTCAGAGACTAAATGTAGTTGGGATGGAGGTGTTTAATCAACACCAATGAAATCTTAAGATATAGTCCGGCTCGCTATGAAAATGGCGGGGATGCTTAATACCCGGGGTGGGTTAGCATATAGTAATTAATTTAAACGTTTTCATAATTTTATTCGTTTAAAAATTGAATTTATGTTCATAATTGTATTTTATTATAACAACTATGAAGAATCAATATAAAATAATCAAATATAAAAATAAAGAATATATAGTTTCTAATACTGATAAAAATGAACCTTTTATTTTTGATAAAGAAAAATTAAAAGATTTATCAAATGTAAATTATTATATTCATAGTACAGGTTATGTTAGTTGTAGATTAAAATCTCATACTTATTTGCATCATCAATTAATTACAAATTATCAATTTAATGGAGAATTATACATTGACCATATTAATAGAATTACTAGTGATAATAGAACATCAAATTTAAGATTAATTTCTCAAACTGATCAAAATAAAAATCAATCAAAGAAAACAAGAAATGTAGTCTTACCATTATTTTGTAATGTTAACCCACAAGATATACCAACATTTATTTGGTATATAAAAGCTAACGGAAGTCATGGTGATAGATGGTGTGTTGAAATTAAAGGAAAATATACCTGGAAAACAACTTCAACAAAACAGTTAACCACAAAATGTAAATTTGAATTAGCTAAAAAACATTTAATAAATTTGATTGATTTACAACCAGAATTATTTATAGGTCATTGTATGAATGGTGATTTGTCAAGTATAGGAAAACAATTAGAAAAAGAATACATTGATATATTAAGATTAGCTGGATATGATTATAATAAAAATGATAATTTAAAAAATTATTTACAAAAAGATCTAAATGGATTAAATGATGAAGAAATTAAACTTATTAATGAATTTGAAGAAAATCTTATAAATCAAGAAATAGATATGATAATTCCTAAATATTGTTATTATATTAAATCAACTGATAAAAACGGAGATGGGTATTGTGTTACAAGATTACATCCTAAACAAAAAGATTCTGGTAAAGACTGGTTAACAACAAAAAGTAAAAAAGTTTCTACAAAAGAAAAATATAAACAAATGATTGAATATTTAAATGATAATGATTATAAACCAATAGAAGATATAATAATTAAAAAGATACAAAAAGAACATAAACAAATAAAACCTGAAGACAAATTTAATTTACTTAATCAAGAACAATTAATCAATATTATAAAAATGAAAAATCAATATAAAACTACACAAGAAGTAACAGATTATATTAAAGAAAATTTTAATATTTATATTAATAGAAATTTTATTAGTAAATTATGGTTAGGCGAAGATTTAAAATTATCTCAAAATATTTTAAATTCACAAGAATATAAAGATATGAAATTAAATTCTAAACAAAAAACTGTAAAACCTAAAAAATTTAATAAAGAAGAAATTGATTGGATTCTCAAGTTTAATTTAGATAAAAGTTTAGGTGAACGTGTAATTTTATTTCAAAAACAATTTAATAAAACTATAACAAAAGCTTATTTATGTAAATTAAAAGATGAAAAACATGTTTAAAATTGAAAATAAATTGATTTTAAAATATATATAAGATATTAATGGGGGCTCGTTGCTATATATTATCTCAAACTGAATATTCTAATATTTTAGGTATTTTTACAAATGTCAGACAATGTAGAAAGTACATTAGTACATTAGCTAATCAAGAAAATATTCTTTTACATGAAATCAGATTAAATGAACCGGAAAAAGGAAGAATTGATATGACTAAATTACTTACAATTAAAGAAGCAGACCTTAAAAATATGGAAAAACAACGAGGGGTTTCGCCCCCTAATAACGTCATCGTTGAAGGTATTTCAAAATAAAATTCATTTTAGTTTTCCCAATCTATCTAAGAACAATAATTGACAACTACAAAATCAAATTTTATTAAATTAATTATAAATTGTATAATTAATCCAAAATCTTTTTAGTTTAATTTTTTGCTGAATTCCAAAAAAATAAAATATTTATTAAATAATATAAACAAAACATGGCTGGTCGCAAAAGTTATAAGAAATCACCTCGTTCACCTAAAGCTCGCTCTGTAAAACGTTCAACTAAGCGTTCTCAACCTAAGCGTAAGTCTCAAAAGAAGGCTAAATCAGCTGCGTCATCATCTGAATCATCTGCGCCCGCCCCTAAACGTAGACGTTCGCCAAAGAAGTCTAAGGCTCCAAAGAAGAGCAAGAAGAGCAAGCGTTCTGCCCCCCGCAAATCCCGCAAGAGCAAGAAGAGCAAGAAGAGCAAGCGTTCTGCCCCTCGCAAGTCCCGTAAGAGCAAGAAATCTAGAAAGTCAAAGAAATCTGGACGTAAGTCACGAAAGTCAAAGAAATCTGGACGTAAGTCACGAAAGTCAAAGAAGTCAAAGAAATCTAGAAAGTCAAAGAAATCTGGACGTAAGTCACGAAAGTCAAAGAAGTCAAAGAAATCTAGAAAGTCAAAGAAATCTGGACGTAAGTCACGAAAGTCAAAGAAGTCAAAGAAATCTAGAAAGTCAAAGAAATCT